ACGTCACGCCAGCAGCCATCGTCACAATACGCCTATGCCTCAGGTGGCACGGTGTCAATCCCTAGTGCATCGACGTACACCGGCATCGCCACCTACGCCACGGGCACGTCGTCAAGCGACGGCACTATCACGGTATCGACGTCAACCGGCGCAATTACGATTTATCAATCAGGGCTCTATCAGTTCAACTTCCAAATCACCTACGACAGCAACTTGACTGGCACACGGTCGGCGCTCATTCAAAACCTTGGCGCAAGCTTCCCCACCGTCACCGCAGCCCTGAGCGGGGCAATATCGTATCGCAGTAGTGTCATCATCCCGATCACCGTAACCACTGGGTCAAGCAACACGTACTACTTGCAAGGCTGGTCAAGCGTCGCTAGTCGAAGTATCACCGATTCGCAAATCGCTATCGTAAGGCACTAACCATGGCACCAGAGTACGCAATCTTTGTCTATACGGCGGGTGGGACGTTGGAAGCGATATGTACCGACTTCCTCGCTGTCGCCGTCAACCGCACCGTCAACAGCGTCGACATTGCCCAGTTCGACGTCAATGCGGTGTCGACCACGGCGCCCTTCGTGGTGTACGGTGCGATTGTCGAAGTGTATCGCCAAGACATCGCTGCGGGCATTGCCTCGACACGGGAATTCGCCGGAACGATTCGCGGCATCGTCACGAGCTACGGACAGACGACGGTCGTCACGGCGCAGGCCGTGGGCACCAATGCCATCCTGAGCGACCGCATCGTGGCATATAAGAGTGGCGTCGCCAACCGTAGCCAGTTCACCGCAGTCGCCGCCGAGACGGTGATGAAGACGTTGTACAACTATAATCTCGGCGCATCGGCAACGACGGCCAATGGGCGCATGCTCAGCGGAGTACTCACCGGCGCAGCGGTGGCGACGTCGGGCGGGCTGGGCAATGCGACGTCGCTGTCATGCAGTGGCAAGAATCTACTCAGCGTCCTCCAAGAAGTCCAGCTCACCGCCGGCGGTGACTTTGCCTTGGTCTACACCGCACCGGCGACGTGGACGTTTATGTGGTACACCGGGCAACTCGGTACCGACCGCAGTGCCAGCGTCATCTTGTCCGTAGAGACCGGCACCATTGCCAAGTTAGTACTGCGCACCAACCGTATCACCGACATATCTGCCGTCGTGGTAGCGGGGCAAGGCGAAGGATCGGCACGGGCTATTGTCACGCGCCCGGCGTCGTTACCGACGGGGCTTGACCTGCGTGAGACGTGGGTCGACGCACGGAACCAAAAGAAGACCGCAGAGTATCAACAACTCGGCGACGTCACCCTGCAAAGCGCAGCAGAACGACGCACCACCCTGCAAACCGAGGTCTTACAAAACGCCGCACTGCGCTACGGCAGGGATTACTACTTGGGCGACTTAGTGACGGTCTACGCCTACAGCGCAGGCAACATTACGCAGAAGGTGGCTAGCGTTGCGCTAAGCATGAGCGCAGCTGGAGCGGAGTCAGTCAATGTCGGACTTATATCAAACTAGCGCAGACCTGAGGGCAAGCGTCGCCGACCTCGCTCGCCAAGAGCGACCCGGTGCGGCGCTGACGCTCACTCGGTCGGCAACGTTGGCAATCACGACGGCGGGTACGACGATTACATGGCAGACCGAAACCCGCAACGAGGGCTTTACGTGGTCGGGCACTGAAATCACCATACCCACCGCCGGGTACTACGCAATCAATCTGCAGTACAACGCCGCAGCGGTGACGACGACATTTGCGATTTTGCGAGCAAATGCCGTCAACGTGGCATTTTTTAGTAATTCATCAGTTAACAGCACGCTCCACGGATTTACCGTGATGCGCTACTTTGCCACCGGCGACCTTGTTGAAGCCCGTGTGGTGCCAGCGGCGAATTCGACAATCCAAGTTATCGCCGAGGGCGTCGCAAGTGAATCACCGTTTATTCACATCACTCAGCTGACTGGAGTAATCTAATGCTTGTCAACCGCATCTACGACCCCGAAGCGATTCGCATTGCCTACTACGATGACTACGGCGTCGAGTACCCACAGCCACCAGAGGACGCCGAGGTGATCGACGCACCCTACACCTACGACGAAGCCATGACGGCGCTGCGGACTGAGCGTGACCGTCGTCTGCTGTCGTGTGACTGGACACAGCTTCCCGACGTGCCACTCAGTCAGAGTCAAGTCCTACAATGGCGCACATACCGCAAAGCCTTGCGAGACACACCGGAAGCGGTGCAAGCACAAGGCTGGGACGGTGCGGTCAATTGGCCCACGCCGCCGACTTCGTGATATACTACGAGTGACGTTTTGGGTGTCGCGCTTCAAACGTTATGCTCCTTCACACCAACGCACCAAGCCCCTCACATTGCTAGCGATGTGAGGGGCTTGGTGCAGTTATTTAGCAATGACCCAGTTTCTTGACAAAGCGATAAGCAAGAACCGAGCCGTTGGCTTGACTTCATTATAGCACAAAAAAACTCGTGTCAAATTGGTGTCAAATTGCTCATAAAACTACTTGACAAGTAAAATAGTACCGTGGTATACTGTTATCAGTTAGGAAGCAGTAGCACAGAAAGCGACACACACCATGAACATCGGCAACTTCCCAATCCGCATCCGCACCGAAGCCCAAATTGCTCAAATTTACCTTTGCTATGGCATTGCAATGCAAATCATTGAAGCGCTCAATCCCACCGCAGAGTCAATGAACGAATCTATCGCCAAGTGGGAAGCCATGGGCACCGATGATACCCTCGCAATGGCTTCCGCATATCGTGATGTACTCGCCACCCGCTAAGCCCCCACACGGTCACAACGGCGCCTCGCTGTGAGGCGCCGATGACATACAGAGAAAGCGAAGAACCATGCAACACCCAGACCATCCCGACATCACCCAGTTCGACACGCCGCTCGAAACCGCAGCCAAGAGCATCGCCATGGCGGCGTACATGATGGAGCAAGCCAAAGCCAAGGGCAAGGAGACCGAGGTCAAGCGCCTGATGGCACAGATTGACCGCTTGGAACTCGCCGTCGCCAAGTACCTCGACAGTCACCGCGAAGGGACAAAGTAATGCCACAAGTACACCACGCCTACTTCACCGACGTCTTTATCCTTGACGGCGTCACGATTGAGTTTGTCTACACCAAGCTCAGCGGAAACCGTTGGGCAGTCCGCGCCAGCATCGCCGCCGGCGCAACCTTCGCCGAGTTCTACGCCGCCACTGATGAGAACCCCGAGTCCCTCGAAGAACTCTTCACCACGCACCGTATCGCCGTGTCGCACATTGTCGCCAGCTGGGCGACCGCAATTATGCCAAAGGAGAAGAAGCAATGACTGATTTTGACCGTGAAGCCGCTGCGCTCTTGCTTCGTGACTACTTCGAAATGAAGTCGGAACTCGAAGCCTACGAAGCCAACATCGACGAACTGCGGCGCAACTTGCAGACCCTCGTGGAGGCGCTTGGCGGTTCGTTCAAGATTGACCACGTCGGCACTGCGATAATCACGCCGCAGTCAACGTCGCACAGCTACGACACCAAGGCAATCGACGCGGTCATTGCGAAGGCGTTGCAAGACGGCGACATGCACACCGCAAAGGCACTAAGCGATGCCCGCAAAGAGACGACGCGGAGAGCGACGCTCCGCATCACGGGAGCAAAGTAGCATGAGCACTATCATTGTCGGGCTGTGTATCACGGCGATGGTCATGGGGGCATCGGTGACCATCGTGCGGTGCTGGGTCTGGTATGAGCAGAAGATGGCGGACTGGCATCACAAGATGATGACCGAGTCCTTCGCAGACGGCTGGGACGCCGCCGTCCACATGATGGAAGATAAGTAGGCGCACAAAGCCCCGCACGGTTTTCACTGCGCGGGGCTTTGTACATCTGTTTTTGAGTCTTGGCAAATCGCCAATTAGAACGGAGTATACCATGAGCGACAGACGCAATCAAATCATGCACCGCCAAGTCGGACACACCGAAATCTGGGTCAACCGCACGTCACCCAGCA